CCCATTTTAACCCCCAGAGATGTCATTATTTTGACATACTCTTTGGCGGCTAATGCATTCCAGAAAAGGATATCATCACCCAGAAGAGCGTACTGTTTAAACATTACGCCAACTCGTGTGACACCTGCCCGTCAGGCGCTAACCTGAACAATAAAGTGATGCGTCAATGCTAACATAGCCCAGGAGCTAAGAGCCCCCATCGGTTGCCCTACAGCATATTTTACTGTAAGACCATCCGATTTGGGGACTGCATAGTCCCGGCTAACCAATGCTTTACGTCATAAGGGCCCCAACCCTGGAAAAATATAATCCAGAATAGGAACCTGAATGTCGATAGGCAATCGGTCCGTAGCAGCAGACAAATCTAACGAAAATAAGGGTACTTGACCCCATGGGATTCTGCCCAGTGGCTTCAGTTGATTGAATGTTCCGTCCATAGGTATTCTTCGAAGAAGTTTGAAGATATACTTATGTATAGGATATAAAACTCACTGAGTCCAGGCGTCCACCATGGCAAATACCCGAACTTTCCCAGCTGCTTCTTCCTTGATTCCCAATCTTCCGAGAGGGAATCTAGGAGTACGCGAGCTGGTAAGTTCGAAGAACTGAAATAGTTCGAGTCATCTTACATTACCAGTAAGGAGGGAAATCTGTTTTAAGCAAAAGCTTAAACCAGCGGACTCTAAAGCCCCGAATGTAGCATACAGAGTTTTTATATCTGTAGCTCAAGAACCTTTAGCAGCCCCCGGAGACGCAGTAAGTATCGGAAATAACTTTCTTTTTAAAGAAAGCAAAAACGAAATACTTAACGGTCTATTGGGAGTTTGCAGGGCTCTAAGTCGGAAGGCTCGAAAGAACGCTGGGATATATCTAACTAGTGTTAGAAAATACCCAGGAACCCCTCCATAAGGAGATGTAATAGTCGACAAACTAAGTTTGCCTTGGAATGTAATCACACGATAAAGAGAGAAAATCGACAATGTTAATCTGATTAATTTCGGATCGACATAAAACGATCTTCTCCAATTCCGCGGAATACATCTAGGTAAACCTTTTCTTGTTCTACTAATTCTCGGACCAGAAATCAGTCCTATATCTTCTAATCGGTGGCCCCCAATAGTCTGTTGGATTGCAACGCACACACTTTTCATGTGTAGCACCGCTCCTTTCAGACCTTGGGTTCGGACCATTCTCGAAATAAAAGATAAGGATTGATAAGTT